AACGACGTGATGGTTTTCATTGTCCGTCTCCTTCTTTGACTACGTCATTGCACGTTGCATGCTCTGCTGCATATTGCCTGAGCGCCGCGAGCGCTCTCGCGATGTCGGGACCCTTGTCGACCGCCAGATACGCACGGATGAGCCGCAGGCCTCTGTCTCGATCCGCCTCGAGGGCGACCATGCCAGCCGACCGCTCCGTTGCCAGTTCGATGGTTGCGTAACTCACGGCCTCACCTGCCGGGTATTAACGAGATGTAGGCGGCTGTCGCCGCCGCATCCGGCAATGGGTCGATACTGTCAAGCGTGATGGCCCGCTGAGGATCGCCCGCCCTGACCGTCATCTCTTTGATGGCCGCCTCGGGACACGGACTCTCTTTAGTGAACCCGACCTGATCAATGTAGGCCTGGTAGCGGAAGCGGCGCTGGCCACCCCGCTCAGTCGTCACGAAGATGATCGTGGTCGCGTAATGACCACCCGCTATCCGCTCGATGGTTTCGTGAAACTCCTTATGCGTCATCGCGTCCTCGGTTTTTTCTGCGGCATCCCGATCTCTCGCATCACTGCGTAAAGCTCATGGGTGCCAACTTGGAATTCTTTTGCAAGCTGCGGCACGGACCATCCCATGCCCAACCTAATCTCCAGATGCATCCTAACGGCACCGTCCCCCCATTGCTTACGCCACTCCGACAGCAGGCTCACGGCTTCGAGGCGTCTACCGTTGGACCCGCCGATGCAACTGTCTTTTGCAGCACGGTTCGAATCCGGAGGAGCACGGCGGGGTTGGTGTTGAAGGGCTGACCCTCCGCGAGCTCCACCATGCGCTTCTGCATCTCCGCGCCCCGGATGCCCAGTGTGGCGAACAGCTTAGTGATCTCGAGATGGAGCTGCGCAATGTCCTGCGTCGAGTAGGTCTTTGCCACAGGCGCGGCAGCTTCGGGGGCCATGGCGCCGGGGGCCACGGCATCGTTCCGCTTGGTGTTCGCCTCGCCTACCGTCTGGCCCTGGCCTACCGTCTGGCCCTGGTAAGGGCGCTGTGCACGTGTATCTGGCGGATGACTCCGATCGTCGCGCGCGTCCACGCCGCCACCCTCGTCGTCTCTCGGTAGCAACAGGAGACCCCGAAGGAAGTAGCCAAGATTGTACGTGAGCGCCGTCGCCTGCGCCTTGTCGAGGGGGCGCCCCTTCTCTATGATGACGGCCGTTTCCGTGTCGAAGTCCAAGCTTTCCCTATCGGCAAAGAGCCGATAGCCGATGACCATCTTCCCCACGTGGCCCGGTTCGTCGCATCCGGACGCCCGCGTCTGAACGAAGACCCAACTAAGAGGCAGGAGAGCGAGCCCGGCCCCAGACAGCGCGCCTCTGGCCTCTTCGATGATGGCTTCGGCGGAGGCGTAGCGATACCTGTGGAATGAATTCACGGAATCCTTGCCCACTGCCTGAGCGGCGGCCTGAGCCTTCGCGAGGCGCGCGCCGATACCGTCGACCGCGACGGGGGCTTGATGTTGCGCTGGCGCGGTCGCTAGCGACGTCAGATCGGCCAAGGCTTGAGCTGCCTCATCTCGTTGTCCTGTGGTCATGTCGTCTCCTTTCACGTTGCCGCAGGCGACCAGCCCTGGCCGGGTTTCGGCAGAGGCGTCTGGTGCGTGCGGCAACGTGAAAGGCCCCGGCGCAGTTATCGACTCGCCTATTGGCGCTGCGCCGGGGTAATGCGGCTACTTTATGGTGATGGCTCCTTTCGTTGTTCCGGTTGTCTCTACGAATCCGCCTTGGGTGCATTAACTCTGATTGGAGTCAGCCGGTGTAAGTCCAGTGCAACAAGCGTACGCAGGTACTCGGCGAGTGAAGCAAACCCCAGCTCTCGTGCATGGGTTTGCCACTCGTGCCGCTCGAGTGCGGTCGAGCGAATCTGGATGAGCACGTTCCTTTTCATGATGCCCTCCGCCGTGGAAGGTCCAGCAGGGCCCAGATGCGTTCGGGCTTGCCGCAGTTGCCGCCGTTGGTGCGGTGGGGGAAGTGGTAGGCGTCGCACGAACAGATGCCTCGGAGCTTGCGTCGCCAGCGACAGAGAGGCCTGCCGGGGCGGCAAGCATGCACGTGCTTGGCAGATTCGGGCCCCCAGCACGCGGTCATGGTGACCTCAGCAACGCAACCCAGACGACCATCCCAGCGACCAGTCCCACGGCCATCATGGGGTGGTCATTCACCACAAGGTGTGCGGCGCAGAAAGCGCACGCCGAGCTGAAGAATCCTTCGGGCCACCTCATAGCCCGCCACCGGCCTTATCGAGACAGGAACTACCGAATATGTCTTGAGTTACCTTGGGCTTCGTAAACCGTAGGTCCGGGGTCCAAATCCCCGAGGCGGCTCCGGCACTTACGTCGATCGCCGCCGAGCGTACCGGGCTATCAGCGGGCTCATCCACGGGGCCATGGGTGTCTTTGCCGGCCTGTTCAATCTCGGCGCCGTGGGCGTAGCGCTCGGTGGTGGCGATGGACCGGTGACCCATGAGCTCTTTCACCTCTTCGAGTGACCAGGCTCGCCCCCACCACCCGCGCACAAGGGATGTGCCGCACGTGTGCCTCAGGTCGTGCCAGCGCACGTTGCGCTTGATGCCGGCTGCCTTGACCCAATATTTGAATCCAGCCGGTTCTCCAGCCTGGCGGCGCTCGCCGGTTGGGGAGGGGAATACCAGCCGGTAGGCCGCCAGCGTTATCTGCTGCTGAACCATGAGCGCCCACCGAGACCTGTGAAAGATCGGCACGTGACGAATCCTGCCAGACTTGGTTGGCTTGCCGGCATCGCCATATCGAACGGTGACCCTAATTGCCACCACATCCGGATTCGATGCTTCGTAGTCCCACTTCACGTCCTCCCACTGCAAAGACCATTGCTCTGCCTGCCGCAGGCCAGACCCGATAGCGAAGGCAACGAGTGACCTTTTGCCATGGGGCGTAGCCATGATCAGCGCCTCCTGCTCTTCCACCGTAAGAAACGTCCACGGTTCATGCGTCCGACCGGGATCACGTGGCAGTTTCAGTCCAATGAATGGGTTTGCCGCAATCATCTCATCCTCGAGAGCCATGGCGAATGCCTCTCGAATCAGATTGAGGGCATTCTTGAGTGTTTGCCGTTGCAATGGCTTGCCGTTTCGGGAGTGCTTGTGTCGATATCTTATCTTGCGAGAAAGGAGCCAGGCAAGCCAAGCTTTTGCCTCTCGCCGCAAAACGGCTCGCAGTGGTAGGTCGGCTATTGGCGACGCGTCCACGAGCACCTTCCAGCGGTTTCGCTCCGTTCGAATTCCGCGAAGCTTGTCGATGGTCTCGCGCCGATCGAGAAAGGTTTGGCCCCACGCCCGAAGGGTGACTCCCGTGACAGCGACGAGTTCGGCAGAGACGACGCTCGAGGCGGCAGCTTTTAGAGCCTGCTCCGCTTCGCCCTTGCTGTCGTAAACGCCGACAGGCTTGCGCTCGCCCGAAGCCAGAATGAGCCTGGCTCGATAACGCTCTCTCCCGTGGGAGTCGACGTAGTGCTCGATTGAGCCGGTGCCTCGTATCCGTCGTTTCATTAGCCACCCCCATGCCTCTTGTATTGGCCCCATGCTTCGACGAAAGCCACCTCTTGCCAGTCGGGACCGTGCGGTCCGTCGTCTTTTCTCCAGTCGAACTTCGAAGCCTGCTTGATGACATAACCGTCTCGCGCGAAGTCGTAGGACACCAGGATTCCGTCAGCGGAGCGCACGTCGCAAAGGCCGATCAATACCTCGTCGACGATGGTCTCACTGGCAGACTCCCCCGCTTGGATGCGGGGGTACCAGAGCAGGGCCAGAATGCGCCGGCCGATCTTCCTCGGGTTCATTCTTTCGGCCTTTAGAGCGCATTCCGCGCGGCGACTGCCCCGCGCTCGATGAGCAGGGACGCGTTGTAAGCCGCCCACCACGATTCCTTCACCGGGCTGGGCGCCAGGGCCCATGGGCAACTCGGCTCCCTGCCGTCAAGCACCCGGCAGGTCATGCGATAGAGGCGGTCAAACCGAGCCTGAGGCATAGGCGTTAGCTCTCTCATGGCTGGGACCTTAAAGAGTGCCTGCCGGGCAGACGCGTACGAGTCCGGAGCCTTGCTCGAGGGGACGCGTGTAGCACTGCCTGGCGGGCGTGATGTGTCCGTAGATGATGAGCACAGCTATGGTGATGGTCATTGGTTGAAACCCTCCGTGGTGGGCTGATTGCCAGCCCACGGCGCAAGATGTCAGTAGGCGCCGCGCCGTAAGTGCGCGATCACCTTCGCTCGAATCTCATCTGTCGGTTCGGGCCCTTGGGGAACGATGGGGCCCCTGAGACGCGGTGTCCGTGCTTTGCCGACGGTCATTGCCTCGTAGGCGTCCACCGCGTCTCGGAGCGCTCGAATGAGCCGGTCGCGGGCAGTCATCTTGAGAATCTCCCGGAAGCAATCGCCTCTGCGAGGCGCTGCCTATCGGTCTCGTCATCCAGCGCAAGCGACGAGAACTCGTCGGCGAGGATTCGCGCAATTCGCCGCACGCGAACTGCATATTTAACTTGCGCCTGCGCCTCCCGCAGGCGGATCGCGTCCAGGGCAATCATTTAGGTTACGTTGACCCATTCCTCGGCTGCGCTGTCCTGCCCATACGCGCCAGGCGCCCTGCATTCGCTCTCGCTGCCTCTGGCCGGGCAGCCAACGGCGTCGCAATCGTCACAATACGTGCGACGCTTGCCGTCGCCATCGATGACAATGTTGAAACAATCCCGGCACGCGCAATGGGCATATCCGGCCAGGCTCGTGTATCGAATCTCTTTCGGCATGACACCCTCCTTCAGGCTGCCACCGACCCGTCGCGAAGGGAGGGGTGGACTCCAGCAACAGATCGGAAGCAGCTTGAAACGGGGAGTCGTGGCGGCGCACTGTGCGCCGCATGTCGGGCCGCCGCGGCGACCCAACGTGCAATTCACGGAGCTAGCGTTAGGCTGTCGATTCGATCAGTGCTCTTGCAGCCCGGGCCCATTGACCCAGCAGGCCAGAGGACAATAACGTAGCCTGGCGTTCGGCTGAATGAGACAATTGTTCCGATGCCATCCGGATCGATATAGTCGGCCCTGTAGACCCGGTCGCCAATTACTAGATGTGACATAGACATGTGCTGATACCTCCCATGGTGACCCGCCGTAGCGAGGCACCGTGCGACGTATCGGCTAGAGCGCACCGCCCGGGCAGACCTTGACCGTGCCGGTGCCCTGGACAAGCGGGCGAGTGATGCAGCGAGGCACGATGATGACGGTGGTTTGGACCACAATCTCTGCGGATGCGTTGGCGGCGATGGTGACAAGCCCAGCGATAACCAGTAGCGTCTTCATGATGTCCCCCTTGCGAGTAGTTCCAGCTCCGACTCGAGAGAGGCAATGCGCGCCCGCAGTCGCGACTCACTCGCCAGCATGGCCAGGAAGGCCTGGTCTTGCGGCGACTCGTCGCAGGGCGCCGGCGGCATCGTCTCCCTTTCGTCTCGGCTCACGTCAGGAGGTATTGCGACGGACGTGCCAACTGTCGCGACACTCGCGGCTCGATCGTGGGCAGGCGTCAGGATGCGATTGGCCGCCTCGCGTAATGACGACCACGACATCAATGTCACGGTGGTTGGCGGTGACTCTAGGTCAATAGCCGGAAACCGCTGTCGTGTCGCAGTGTTGTCTTGCATGCCAACGACCGCGACATCCATGTCTGACGGTTGACATCTTTGCATGGTGCAAGTCGTCTGGCGCCTGGCGGGAGCCTTATGGGCTTAGCGGACGCTCTTGCCAGCGTCATTACGTGGTGGCATGGTGCCTGCACTTACTCGGAGAGCTTATCGATCCGGCGGTCGTCATCGAGCGGTACAGGGGTTACTTCACGGACGACCAGATTGCCGAGATCGTCCAGCTCGCCCAGCTCGAGACCGAGTAACCCAAAAGCTTCTGCCGTCCGCCGACGTAGCCAGCTGGCAGACTGGCGTCGCTTCTAGCGACGGGCCCCTACGTCGGCGGCCCCGTTACTTACGAGGAATCACCCCGGAGCGCTTGAGCCGCTTTCTCAGCCCTTCGCGCGACATCCCCAGCTCCCTGGCAGCGGCTGAGACGTTGCCACCCGAGCGCTTGAGTGCCTCGCGCACCTCTCGCTCGTCCACCGGGGACCTACCATCCGGCGGAATCAACTGAGCTCGTTCAATCCAGCGCCAGACAGTTCTCGCGGGCACGCCGAGCTCCCGCGCAGCTGGCTCCACTCCCCCAGCTCGCTCTAGTACCTCGGCGAGCTCCACACGGCCCTGCCGCCATAGAGCCTCGTCGCCGCTCAGCAACGCGCCTATCCGATGCACCCCCCACCCACGCCAACTTTCCAGGGGCATCATCACCTCGCAGAGGCCCAACCCCCGTCTATAACCTTGCCCCCTCTCAAGCAATCCCACTCATATGCCCAGTACGGACTGCACCCTGTACATTAGCCCAGACCTCACAGGCCTGTCCCTCGAGGCTACCCCCATCACAGAGTACCTGCTCACCCTTTCAGTCCTCCAGGCTCCCCCCTTCCACCCGGAATCAGGTATCAGGGCCCTGAATCAGGTGGGCGTGTCTCGCACGCTACACCCGCGCCACCCACGTCACGCCTCGCTGCCGCCCCACCACCCCTCTCAGCGCAGCCTTGCCTGCGAGGCTACCATTCGTTCAGGTGGGTGTCAAGCGCCGGGCCTGCGCTGCCCCACTGAGCGTCCGTTCAGCTGCACAGATGCCACCCCTGCCCTTCTGCGCAGTCATGCGGCTGCGTGGCGCTGGAGGGCGGCAAGGCCCTACCCGAGGCCCCTACCCCCAGGGGGAGAGGGGGCGCGCCTGGCGGCGCGGGCACGTCCGAGGGAACTTTTGCCAGGGGGGACTTTTGCCATGTACTGCATTTGTAATACAATTGTAGTTGGTATTACGATTGCAATACAATCGTATTATGGCGAGTCTGAACAGGGTATTACAGACAAGGGTGAGTGAGGCTGAGGCTGAGGAGATAAGGGTGAGGGCGGAGGGATTGGAGATGACGGTGTCTGCGTGGTTGAGGATGGTGGCATTGGGGGAGGTGATTGGGTGTAGGGGGCATTGGGTGAGGGATGACGAGAAGGATGGGTATCTCGAAGCGGTTGGGAGGGGTGAGTCGTGAGGTGGTGTTGGCTTCTCTTGGTGGCGTCGTGCGCGGGAGCTCCGGATACGTGTCCGGCGATGAGCGGGGCTTACCGGGTGGTCACGACGAGATTGTCGGGGGATTGTGCGGAGGTGCCGGAGCAGATTCTCCAGACGGAGAGCGGGGTGGATGCGCAGTTTGCGGAATGCGCGAGGGCGCTTTGGGTGGTTTCGGCGAACAGGTGCCGGCTAGATTTTGACGTGATTTGCCCTGGGGATGGGTTTACGCTTCGAGCGACCGGGGTGACGTATTACGGGGATGGGCATGCAGCCAATGCGATGGCAGAGATGACGTTTTCCGGACGCATCCATTGCTCGAGTGTCTACTCGGTGAGCTACACGAGGATCTAGGCATTCGAAGTGCATGACCCGCGGGTATGAGGGCGGAGCAGCACATCAAGAAGAACCTGCCTTGGCTCGACAAGGCGATCCGAGCCATTGAGGCTCACGTGCCGAATACCCCTGCCCGAGATCGCCGATATGTCTTGGGGGCCTTGGTGGCTTTGACGATCTCCCTTTGCGCAAACATGAATCTTGATGCCGTCAGTATCCTTCGAGCGGTGGCTGATGACATCGAAAAAGAACGAAAGCGGAGAGGGGCCAATTGAACTGGGTCTGTACCGTTTGCCTTTGGACCGGACGGGTCATTACGTCTCGGTTGCTGGCCTGCCCGAGATGCGGTCGCGTGGGAGTCGTCGACCGGGCAAACGAGACGCCAGCGCTGGAAGAGGCAAACCCCGAACGCGAGCGGTTGCGCGCCATTCTTCTCGCAAGACGAAGACGCGAAGGCTTGCCCGATGGGCAGATGTAACGACAGTCCGTCTTTCTCTTGTGCTGGAGCTTTAGTGGTACGTAGCGTGCTTAAGCAGAGAGCATGGGATCAAGCACGGCTCAAGCGTATGGCTCGGTAGGGCGCGACGATTTGCTTCGGTTTCGCCCGGAGACACTCGTCATTCCAACCGATGAAGCTCATCCTCTTTACGACCCGGAGCGGGCGGAGCTCTCGGTCGATGAGAAGCTCGTGCGGTCCATCATGGTCTACGGGGTCATTGAGCCCATCATCGTTCGCAAGGCTGGTGAGTCGAGGGGCAAGCCGGTTGTCGAGGTAGTAGACGGCCGGCAACGAGTGAAAGCGGCCATCGAGGCCAACAAGCGGCTGAGGGAGGCAGGTAAGGAGGAGGTGCTCATTACCGCTGTCCGACGGCGCGGTGAGGACGCGGACATGTTTGGGGTGATGGCGTCCAGCTTCATCAGACAGGGGGAGTCGCCAACTGGCCAGGCCCGCAAGATTCAGCGGTTTTTGGCCATGGGACGCCTGGAAAGCGATGCGGCGATTGCCTTCGGAGTCTCTCGCACGACCATTCGAGGAAGGCTCGACCTTTTGGAGGCAAGCAAGCCCTTGCAGAAGGCCGTCGACTCCGGGCAAGTCGCCATCGAGGAGTGCATTCGCATCTCCAGGCTCCCCGAGGACGAGCAGGGTGCCGCACTCGAAGCTGTTGTGGCTACGCCCGTATCGGCCCGCAAGGAGAAGACCAAGGAGCTGGTCCCTTCAGGGCGGCCGCGCATGATTGGGCGAAAGCGCATCACCGCGGTGCTCGATGTACTCGAGTGCGTCCCGAACCCTCCCCCCGCCGCCAGTGTGCTCCGATGGATTCTCGGGCAGCAGACCGACTTCGATGAAGCCGCATGGATTCCCGAGTGAGTGACACGTCGTCTAACCAGCATCTCAGGGCTGTAGTAGTAAGCAACGGACTCGTCAGCTCCTACATGGTCATCGCGGTCGACGCAGCTGGCGCTACCCAACGAATTCTCGCTACCGGGCTAACGCACGCAGAGAGTAAACGCGTCGCTCATGCCTTCAATGGAAGGCGAAAACATGAAGCACGTTCCCTATAGCTATCTAGCCGGCAGCACGTGGTGTAAAGCGTGCCACGCGAAGCTCACGCCGAGCAGCTTATTCCCTTTCGAAGAGCACTTCGACAGGCGGGATGAGGAATGCCCTCTCGAGGGAGAGCCGCATGCCAAGGCGCTCAAGGACTGGGACAACAAGCGGGCGGCAGAGAAGGCCGAGGCGCATGCAACGTACCTGCGCGAGACGCCCGGGGTCACTGCCCACGAACTAGCGCGGCTGCTCCTGACGTTGCCCGATCTACCCGTGGCTACTTATGCCTTGGATAGGACGTACATGTCCAACGTGGACAGGAAGTCGCATGGGCCACTCCGGGTGGGGCGGCTCGAGAACTACGAGAACCGCCCATGCATTATTATTGGCAACCTCTCAAAGAGGAACATCAACAGGCCGAATTGGTACGTCTCAAAGATGTACCTGGGAGAGGCTCCCGAGGAATGACCGACGCGATGAGTGAGACGAGCTCCATCGTCTCCCCTGCGATCAGGCGTCGGCACGCGGAGAATGGACTCGAGCACGAGCTGGAACAGTGGAGGCGACGTGAGTGACCAACCGATTCCGATGCGACTTACCTGTCCAGAATGCCGGGAGCTGCATATCGACGAGGGCGAGTTCGCAACGCGTGTCCACCACACCCATAGTTGTCAAAACTGTGGACTGACGTGGCGACCGGCTGTTGTGCCAACCGTAGGCGTGCGGTTTCTGCCTGGGTTCAAGAATGGCGACGTGCCACGGTGCACCGTGTGCCATTGGCCACTGTCCCCATCGGTTGAGGCTGGGTGTGTGCCTGGAAACTGTTCGCTTCGGCCGCGGGCGAGGGGGGATAAGCCGTGAGCGAGACAAGCTCGATCGTCTCGCCTGCCCTCGCGGCTTTGCAAGGGCTCGGCATCTGGGCCCAGCGTCTCGCAGTCGGCGGGCGGCGCAAGATGCGCTCTGGCGCGGCCGGAACAGCGGACATCCTTGCGTGCGTGGGCGGCTGGTTCGTTGCGTTCGAAGCCAAGCTTCCCGGTGAGAAGCTCACGCCAAAGCAGGAAGCGTGGGGGCGGGCTCTGACGCTCGCCGGCGGAAAATACATCGTCGTGCGGTCCGTTCAGGATGTGCTTGATGCTGTGGAGCACATTCGAGTCGACCAGGTGAAGAGAGCGTGGTTGATCGCACATGGCTTGACGGCTCCCTTGGGCAACGCCAAGGGCTGCAAAGTGTGGAGGGTGCTCGGATGAGTGTGTTTCTGTTGGAATTCGAATTCTCGCTGCACTTCGAGCAGGAGAGCTTCATCGTGCCCTTCGAGGTGAAAGACCCGGGAGCTAGGATCGAATCGGCCTACGCCAAGACAACGATCGACGGCAACGGCAAAAAGGAAGTCATCGGGGCGCTTCTGGTGCGAGACCGCATTCCGGAGCAAGTCCATCCGGCCCCGGAGCTGCTTGCGCAATATGCGATTGTGGTTCGCAGGCTCGGAGCGCTTGTAGACCTTCCGGAGTCAGCCGGTAGCCTGGTCGGTTCTTTTTCCTCCCACCAAGGACGCCACCACTGGCACGTGTTCGCACCGAAAAGAGAGCGCGAAGCTCCCAGGCAGCCAGGAGGACGCGCCGCATCTCCTCTTCCGAGAGGAGCCTCAGATGAAAGCGGCCTCGCCGGACCCGGTATGGCTCCGCCACCGATGCGCGCCTCAGAATCATCGCCGGGACCGGATGGAGCGCCATCGCATCGTGCCCCAGGTGTGGCCAAGCCCGGCGGATGATGTTGTACACGGAGTAGCGGTACCTCCGCTTTCTGTCCTCCCACCCACGACCGCTCAGCCAGGCTTCGTACAGCCTCCGCAGAGCTATTTTCACATGCGAGGCATAGTATGGATCTAAAGATCGAACCGGTAACGGCTTCTTCCTGGCCACTTTACAAGATTGCACTGCGAGCTCTGAAGCTGCCAGTGCCTCGTGTGCGTCCTAAACTGGGGCTCTTGCTCACGCGGAAAGTGAACGAGTCGCGGGTCGAAGCAGTCTCAGGGGGATGCATCTTCTTGGCGGGGGACCTTGCGCTGCTTCTGCATGCCTTTGGGCGTGAGTGGCAAAAAGACGAGACAAGGGCCCTGGTCGCCCCGTGGCTCGAACGATTAGGACAGTCCCTGGCCGACCTGGCTTACATGCATGGAACCGTCGTCCTGGCCGTTCCCTGGAACGACAACTCCCATGTGACCTTGCAGGCCATGGGCTATCGAATGCCAATTACTGGGCTTGGTCGCTAGTTGTAATGACAGCCTGTGGCGACAGCACACAAAAGTACACCGCCATGGCTAGCTGACCCTAGCCATGGCGGTGCGGACGCGCTAGCGTCTCTCCATACCCGTAAAATGAACAGTAAGTCACCAAGCCAACTCTGGCAACAGAGAAACTCTGGCAACAGAGAGAAAGCGCCCAGCAATGGCGCCCCATTGAACCCCTTGGCAGGGTTTGCGGAGTCGTCCGAAATAGTTGCCCGCCTCTCCCCGGCGCTTGCCGGACTGATGGCACTTACGGCGGAAAAGTATCGTGATGCCCTTTGGCAGACAAGGACACCGGATTGTTCGCGGCGCCAGGCGACAGCCTGTACACCGTGGACCGACCCCGCTCGCACCGGGGCATACTCCATACCCGTCCGGGTGGGCGTCACGGTCGACGAGTACCAAGGACACACAAGTAACCCCCGCCTGATTGACCAGGGTGGGGGAACGAGTGTGGTTATCGGCTTACACGGCCTCACCAGTCGTCAGAGCCACTACAGCCCACTACAGCTGATCTGACCCCCCGCAGCTCGCTCCCGGAGGAATCAAGGTCTTTAAGGGGTGGAGTTGTATCGAAGGACCTATAGTCCAGGTGGCTCGCTATCTTAATTGCTGTGATTGCCCGCAGATAGGCAAATTGGCATCGAGTGTGCTTAGCCATTCCTTGCTGCCAAATGAGCAGCAAGGAGAATGGATGGCTATCAAGAAAACAGGCTTTGCCCTCGAGCAGCTCGTTGCCCAGGGAATCTACAATCGTCTTCAGCTTCTCCCGGATGTTCTGTCGCGACAGCGGGTGCTCGCAGCCGTCAAGGCGTACTCCGAGCCGACGGCGTTTTGGCCGGAGCCCAAGCAGGACCCCGGCGCCGTCTACAGCGTGCCGTCACTTCAGGCCCAGCCGTCGACTCAAGGCATAGGGCCACTTCAAACCCAAGCCCCGCTGTTCAAATGAGAGGCTTTGCCAGCCAGACGCCGGAAAGGCGCAGGGAGATTGCAGCCATGGGCGGCAAGGCGGCGCAGGCCAGTGGGAGGGCTCATCGATTCACCGCGGAAACTGGCCGACAGGCAGGGAAGAAGGGAGGCGTCTCATGCTCAAGCGATCGCGAGTTCATGAGCCGAATTGGCCGCAAGGGTGGGCTTCGCGCGTCTACCGATCGGAAGCATATGGCCGATATCGGTAGGATGGGCAGCATCGCGGCTCAGCTTAAGGCCAACCGATAGCAAGCAGAACAACAGGTGACCTGGCCCGACCTGCTCCTGTGCTTCATATTGGCCATTATGCTATGGCTCATTGCACTGGCCGTATTCTATGAGTGAAGACCGAAAGCTCGTCCTCCTAAACAATAGTCTCACCAAAGCTCGGACCGGTCGGTCCAGGTTGGCAAAGGATAGGTCCGAGCGGATCGACGAGGCGGAGCAGGAACTTTATGAATCGTCGCTCTCTCTTTTGCGAGACGCGGCGCAATTCGGCGACGTCGACCCGAGCGACACGAACTGCCCTCCGGCCTGGATCAAGAAGTGGGGCATTACGGAGGCAACGAGGCGGTTCCGGCTTTGCCGGGCCGCCTGGCTCCCCGGCAAGGATGCCCCGTCGGGGCTGGGGCTAGCGAAGTATGTCGTGGGGGCGTTTGCAAAGAGTCGGGCGGACGCCAAGCGCCCCCACTCGCTCAACATGACGCTCATCCAGATGATTGGCGGCCCTCGCATCTTCCCGGAGATGGAGATCCAAGAGAGCGGGGACAAGTGAGCGAAAATTGGGATCCGCCGAAAGCACAAAGAGAATATGTGCGGCATGCCATGAATGGCGATCTCGGTTGGATTGTGCGCCGGGACAACCGAGAGCATGTCCGTTACGACCGGGGTGAACACGACCAGACGGTTCTGCTTCGTCGGGATGCTAAGGGCGAGCTGATCGACTGGGTTCGCGAGAAAGAGCCGGCTCCGCTCACGGGCTACCAGGTGGCTATTGTCGCCTACGAAGCCAACCGCGCCCTGGACCGCTACCTCGGGGCCGTGAACAAGCCGAAGGTATGGATCGAACTGTCGGAAGAGGAGCGGCGCACGTGGGCCGCAAAGGGACCCAGAGAGAGTGGCCCGCGGAAGAAGCTTTACGATGCCATCATGGCTGCCCTCGAGCCGCTCACGAGATGACGGATGGCGTTCGGGAGGATAGGCCAGGTGTGGACGCAGAAGCCTCCGGCCAAGGAGAAGGATATCGCCTCGTTCATCGCCAGGGAGGGCTTGCCCATATGGAAGCAGACCAAAGACAAGCTGAATGAGCTTGTTGATGCGCTGAACAACGGAGCCCTACCAATAGGCGGCGTGATCCTGCGGTTTGGGACAGGGGTTCCAACGGCGGCTGACCCCAACGGTTCGCTTTATGTGCAGACGGATGCCGGCGCCGCCAACCTGGTTCTCTATTATCGGCTGGCGGGGGTCTGGACGCTCATTCCGTGACCGAAGAGGCGGCTCTTTACGTACCGAGCCCGTGGCAGCAGCAATACCACGCGCTGAAGGTTGACGAGGCGCTGGGGGCAGGATCTGCCGGTCCCGGCAAGAGTATGTGCCTTTTGATGGATGTGGTTCCTCGCGTCCAGATCGAACACCAGCGATGCGAGAACAAGGAACACCCCTACTACCACCGGTGGGGCATGTCCGAAGGATGGGCGCTGCATCTTCGCAGAACTCGCCCCATGCTCGAGCAGACCATTCAGCGGTCGCATCGGATCTTCCCCGTGCTCGATTCGCGTGCGAGATGGGACGCGCAGCATACGACGTGGATCTTCTCGTCTGGATACCGAGTCACCTACGGGCACTGTCGCAACGAAGACGACTGGCAGGTGTATTTATCCAACCAGTACGATCATCTGGCGTTCGACGAACTCTCGCAGTTCGAGCAGGAGCAGTACGAGCAGCTCAGATTGCGAGTCAGGTCAAGCGATCCGGTCTTGTCGAAGATGCTGGCGACCAGATGCATGTCGAACCCATTCATCAGTCGGGAACTGGGGGACAACTTCAGCGTCAGCGATCCGGGATGGGTCAAGAAGTACTTCGTCGATCCGGCCCCGATGGGCGGGGTCGTCGTCAAGCGCAAAATCAAGCTCCAGTCTGGCGAGGTGACGTACGTTACGCGCATCTACTTGCGAGCTACCCTTTACGACAACCCGGACAAGGACTTCGTCAGGCAATATGAGATCAAGCTCCAGTCGGCCAAGCCGCATCTGCGGGATGCCTATCTTCACGGTCGATGGGACGTCACGGTGGGTAGCCACTTCGGGGACGAGTGGAATCATCGTATGCACGTGTGCAAGCCCTTTCGCATTGCAACGGACTGGCCCGTATTCCGGTCGATGGACTGGGGTTATAAAAAACCGGGTTGTGTGCACTGGTGGGCGCTGGACGAGGACGACAACCTGTTTTGCATCCATGAGCTCACCTTTCGGCTGAAGAGCCCGGGTGACGTGGCCTTCATGATCGAGAAGTACGAAAAGGAGAACGGCTGGTGGCATGGCAAGCGGTCGCGCCTTACCGGGCCGGCCGATACGCAATTGTGGGAAGAGCGGGGGGACGTGGGGCTAACCAAGGCTCAGGAGATGTCGAGACATGGCGTGCAATGGACGAAGGCGGATAAGTCGTCCAGGGCGCGGAACGCGCAGAGGCTACTCGATAGGATTCGAGACCATGACCATGAGACGACCACTCCTGGTATTGTGTTTTTTGAGACGTGCGTGAATGCTGTGCGAACGATCCCGGCCATACCATCGAAGCCAGACGATCCGGAAGTGCCCATGGACGGCGGGGACGACCATTGGTTTGACAGCACGGCTTATGCATGTGCGTATGCAGCCAATGGCAGGAAGGCTATTAGGACACTGGAGAAGGCAAGGGAGCCCTGGGAGGATGAGCCGGACCCGGTTGCAGAGGACAGGGGTCAGCATGGCTATTGGGGATATTAAGCGTGGCTGACTATTCGAAAGACGACGTCGAAGTGGTCGATGCGCCCGAAGAAGGCGATCCCGTCGATGTCGACGAAGACGGCAAGAAGCAAGAGGAGCTGCCTGATTACGACCCGGACGAGGTACTGAACCTCGCTCCGCTGTTCGGCGAATCCAAAGAAGGCCTCGAGGCGCTGGAAGAAATCTCCGAGCATTGCAAGCAAAACGTGAAGTCGGCACAGGATGCGGCGCAGCCGGAGATCGATAGGATTCAGCGAGACATCGGTGTCTATCTCGGCGAGCCGCCCAGAAAAGACGCGGGCTTCGAGAACGCGGCCAACGTGCACTTGCCCATCATGCTGAAGTCGCTGACGAGACTCTCTGCGCGGGTTTGCGGCGAGCTGTTTGGGGACTGGAAGAACTTCGTCGTGGTGCTTCCCACGTCCATTGGGGAAGACGAGAAGGTGGCCGATGCATGCGCGAAGCACACGACCTGGCAACTCGGCGTTCAGATCGTTGATTTCCCGAGGCAAGCGGAGATTGGAGTCGATTACTTCTTCCTCTACGGCGATGTGACGTGCCAATCGACGTGGGACCCGGTGCGAAAGCAGAACCGACACGAGATGCTGACGCCGGAAGAGTTCATCGTCCCGGCGGTCAAGAGGACAACGCAGCCGGACTATTCGGATGTGCCGTACCGAGCTCGGATCATGCACCTGTATCGGCACGACCTAGAGAGTAGACGGGACATCTGGTACGACGTCGATTCGGTACTTGAGAAGCGCGAGCCGTCATGGGAGGACGAGCCGGAGGAGAAACTATCCCGGGAGGCCATGACGGTCTCTGGCGTCGAGCCAACCGAAGAGGACGACGCTACACCGTTCAAGGTCATCTGGTACGAGGGCTGGATCGATCTGCCCAAGCAGCCGGCGGCTCGGTTCTGCAAGGTCATCTTCGATTATGAGTCCGGTGCCATCTTTGAGCTCGCTGTTCACGAGCAGGTCAATTGGCAGGACGCGCAGCGCTACGACAGGGAATGGCAAGAGCTGATGGCCTATCGCCAGGCCCAGCAGGCTTACCAGGCGCAGCAGATGCAGATGCAGGACCAGGTCACCCAACTGCAAGCGTTCGCGCAGCAGGGCCCGGAGATGCTTCGCCCGCCAGATCAGCAGATGTTCATCGAACAGCAGCTTGCGCAGGCGAGCGATGCCATGGGGCAACTCCAGGCGCCGCCTAAACCGCCGTGGGCGTCCGAACCGGACAATCCGGACTTTGCGCCGGAGCCGCCGAGAAAAGACCCGATCCACATGTTTTCCCACGCCGTGTGCATTGAGCCCCCGGCGGGACCGAGAGGCGTGAGCTTTGGCAGGATCGAAGCGGACATCAATCGTGCGGCCGACACCGCGATGTCTCAGTTCATCGACTCGGCCACGCTGAACAACATCAAGGCGTTTTTGGCGAAAGCTGGAGTGGAGTTCAAGGAAAAGGGCCGGCTTCGCCCGGGGGACGTCAAACACATCGAAGGGTTTGATGGGCAAGACATTCGGGACGCGATGATTCCGCTCGAGTTTGGACCCGGAAACCCACAGCTCGTCACAATCGTGCAAATGTGCGCGGAGATGTCCGAAGAGGCCATCGGGTCCACGGGCGTCTTGGGTGGCGAGCCGGGGAAGTCGGGGGAGACGGCCAGGGGTTACGGCATGAGGGTTGAGCAAGCCGTGAAGCAGCTCACCTCGAGCGCTCGCAAGCTGGCGCGGTTCTTCGTTCAGATCATCAAGAACAACGCCGCCCTCAATGCGAAGTTCTTGCCGGACGAAGAGTTCTTTGCGGTGCAGGATCCGGACACCCAGCAGTGGAGCATGCTCCGCATGGGCCGGAAGCTTTACGAGCGGAACTATCTGGTCGAGTTCAAGACGGACATGACGTTCAGCTCGAAGGCGCAAAGGGTCGCCGAGGCAGACGGCATGCTTCAGCTGCTTCAGGCCGTTCCGCAGCTCACCGGGGACCTGCCAATTTTTCGCTATGCAGTGGGCAAGTGTTTGGAGGCTCGTGGATACAAGGATTACGCTCAGTTTCTAGGTCCGCAGCCGCCCCCGCCCCAAACGCCATTCGGCATCCCTCCGCCTCCTCAGCCCGGAGCAATGCCTCCCCAGGGGCCAGGCGCCGGTCAGCCTCAACAAGGCGCGCTGCCGCCCGGGCAGTCTCCCGCCCCCGGCCCCAAGGGACAACCTTCTCCCCCTGCACCCAGACCCCAGCCGCCGTCTGGCACGGCTCAGTAGTTGCAAATGCCGCTGATATCGAATGATGATTGGCGACGGCTTCTGCCAACCGAGCAGCACAGGCGGGAGCTGGAGAAACGGCGGCTTGCGCATATCGCGGAGCTTCTCGCGCTGGCCGCGGTCACGGACGACCCGAAGATCCGGACCCTATCTGGAAGGATTCTGGCGCTCGACGATGTAATCGGGCGGCTCTCGATAAGGCACACGGACGACCTGGAGATAGGCAAGAATGACTGAGAGCAACGGACAGGAGAACGGTATAAGGGGGGGGAAGACGGACACGGATCTTCACTACGGCGAGGACTCACTCGGCAAGAGGCTGAAGGAGGAAGCGGAGCTCGAGACCGCTGCTATCAAAAAAGCTCAAGCGCCCGCCGGCGCATTGAACCTGCCCCCGCTGCTCGAGGCGCGAAGGTTGGAATATGGCATCACCAACGGCGCTTTCG